GGCAATCTCGGCTTGAGCGTCAGCGAGCTGTTCTTCAGCACTCTTTTTCTGCGCTACTACCTGATTGATACGCTTTTGAACCGAAGCTTTGATTCTTTCAACTTCGGTAGATTCCTTAAGCTCAGTTTTCGGCTCAGGAGATTCATCTTCTGGCTTACTCTCTATAGATTCTTCTAGAACCTTAACAGGCGTTTCATTCTCGGTAATAATCGCAGATTCCATTTCTGCACGAGGATTTTCAATGAGCTGAGCTTCTTTAGAGACTTTAGGTGTCTCAAATACCTCTGCTTCGTCTTCCATATTTCTCCCAAGGATTTATAGTTTCCTAGAAACTTGATAGTCATGGCCAGCCGCCAAGTGGCTTATAAGAATATTATACTACCTATAGCAAGTTTTCAGACTTGTGATTAGAGGTTGCGGTCACTTTTAACTTTTGATTGTTGCTTAATCCTATATCAACTTTTAAAGATTGAGAGATATTATAATTTACTATCTTGCCGCCTGAGAAGTTGATTTGGATATGTCCATAGCGGCCTTCGTTAATCCAGCTACGAATCTCATCAAGCAACTTCTTAGGAATCACCTAAGCTCCTTCTTGAATTCTTTATGGAACTCTTTGAGTCCTTTATTACCAAAATCTTTTGCAACCCTATTCATCATCGCTATCTTGCGATTAGATGAATATACATTGGGATTCTTTGCCTCACGCTTTATTATCTTACGAGCAAATTCATATTCTTCATTTTGTTTTGTCATTGATTACTAACCTCAGAATCCGAAAAGAACTCTTTGGCACCATGCGAACCCATCTCCATAGCCTCTTGTCTCATATCTCGGATACGTGGACCAGAGGGTTTGACTGATTCTTTTACCTCAGATTTCTTAACACTCTTCACAGGCTTCATAGCCTCTACTATCTTCTTTAAGTCTAGTTTACGCATCAGTATCCTCCATAAACGGGTTGATAATTGTAGCTTTAGATTCTTCAATAGCAACCTTCTTATCATTGATTACCTTATCCTTGGCTACAATAAAATCATTTATGTTGTTTACTAGGTCCATCAATGCTTTCTGATATCCTGCAACAAATACAGGTGTCTGGCCTTCCCACTTTGATGTAAGAGTACCATGCCAATAGCGGCCATTTGTAAGACGACCTGAGACACCTGCGACTGATTCTTGGATAAGAGGAAAGATTATCTCAGTCCAGACTTTAGAGGTATAAAGTATTTCTACTAGCTCACCATTATAGATGGCTAGAGACTCAACTGAAGATGGTTTATCTTCCTGAGGTTTTGGCGACTTTGGAAGCTCTTGGGTCTCCGAGCTTGCCTTGAGTACCTTGCGAGTTTTGCGCTTGGATACCATTTTTCATTTGCTCCGATTGTATGTGGATTGAGGTGTGCTTGTTGATTAAGGTGGCTATTCCTTCATTCTGCATTGAGGCGGCTCCTTGTGGAGTAGATGCCCATTCTTCTATGACTTGAAGGTGAATATTGTCATCATCATCAGGGGATACTGGTACATCAAAGCCATTCAGCATTCGGACAATCTCCTCCTGTTGCTGGCTTAACTGTTCCATACTTGCGCCCTGTGGAGAGGTAATGAACTTTGAGGAAATATCTACATCTGGGTCTTTGTCGATAAAGTCCTGAAGCATGTTGAAGACATTGGTAGGGCTAACAACTCCTACAGGTTGACCATACTTCATGACTATTTCCATGCGTTGAATAGCCTTGCCCATTTGCATTTGTGAGTCGGTTGCATCAAGAGAGCCTGACCATGATACTATGACCTTTACTAAGAAGTCCTCTGGAGTGAGTAGCACCCCACCAATCTTCGTAGGTCTGGAGACTGCTTGCTTACAGATGAGGTACATATGATTTGCGACTTCTGAGAGGGTGTCCAGGAAAAGAGCAATGTCCATGTTGACTTGTCGCGTGGAACTCTGATTGATAGCCTGTATTTCTGTAGCTGTTCTCGCGCTACCTTGATTTACTGCCGAACGCTGGGAGAAATCGGTAATGGATAGATACTCTTCTGCATATGCCTTCGCCTGCTGTTCCAGTCTCTCTGAACTGACATCAGTTGTTATCCCCTTATTCAGCATCTCGATTTCTCCAGGTTCACCCTGAATCACCTGACCTGGCCTCATACGAATTTCATCCCCTGCTAACCCAAGTTGTTTTGAAATCCTCCACATTGGTGCGTTGTTAAGCTCATCTCGTATAAGACGGGCGTTATACATCTTCTCGATAGTTTGGTGAAGCCCCCTAATCTTCTCAGGTACACCCCTTGAGCTATACCATCTAATATTCTTAAGCTCATAATCATGCTTCACATAAGTCCACATACCGTGGTCATATGGTAGTGGAATCTCTTGGAGAACTCTTATATCATGAGTTATATTCCCATTCTTATCATCATCCTCACCAAGTTGTTCTATCCATGTGAATACCCACTTCTGGTTNTTATACCAAGTTTGGCACTCACGCACATTGAATAACCCGCTCTTTACGTCAAGAGTGGAGATTCCCTCACTAATAGCCCAGGAAGTATTAGTAATACCATCATCTGTTGTCCCACCTTCAGGATTTAGGGACTCTACTGTAGCCTTGTCATAAATCTTATTCTTAGCAAATTTCAATAGCTCCTCATAACCCATCCACATATCGTGGGTGATACGAGGAAGCCTCTGAGTTTCCGTACCACTGGAGGGTACAATAATACGGAGACCACGTTCGGGGATAACGGTTGGCTCAGAATATATTTCGCGTTTTATAAATGTTAAAGTCTTCTTTCCTGACTTAAATTGAGCAATAGCCTTATCAATCTCCTTTAAATCAGACTCATCTGTTATATCCATCTCCTCACGATTAGCAAGAATTTGCCTAAGCTCATCCTTCTTCATAGACTTTAATACCTTTATATCTTCTGGAGAAAAGTTGTCAGAGATATTGATGGAGCGATTAATAGTCTTGGAAAAGAACTTCTCAATGACTTTGAATACGGCATGACCATTTTCTAGGAAGTAGTCTACAAATAGAGTGACCTTCTTAGCCCATCCAAAGTCACGCTTCTTAATAAGATTGTTAAGGGCTCTCTCTATACGCTCCGCACTCGCCTTAGTCTCATGGGTAGTTACCTCTCCATCATCAAGAGTGACAACAATCTGCTTCTTCATGAGAGTAGCCACTGACACAAACATACTCTTGAGCTTGGTGATAAACTTATCAGTTATTGGGATTGGAACTTCAGACGCCCCAGGATATGGTCGGTTAGTTCTACGTCTTAGTCCAAGGCGGGCATTATAAGCAACTACCTGCTTGTCCTTCCAAACCTGCCTATCGGCATCATCTTGACGGACTTTAGCCGCAAGCTTCTTTATGAATTGATGCCGTTCTGATTCAGGAGGGGCTAGTTTCTCTGTCTTTTCTTGTGGCTCTATCTCAGTCGGCACGTATACCTAATTTCTTCTCTATTTCAAACAATCTAGAATCAGTCTGCTTGATATGGTGTATCAATCCACCAATACCACCGATTACTCTATGATATGAATATTCTGGTCCATCAATAGGTTCCCACCTGATTTTGGTTGGCGCATCTACAGCATCTAAATAATGAGCCAGGTCTTCAATTACTTTCTTCAGTATTGGGTCTATCTCTGTTTGCAATTATAAAGCCTTCTCAATCTCTTTTATGAATAGGATGTGGGAGCGCACTAATTTCTTCAAGAATACCTTACCAAATGTAAGGGTTATCAAATCTTCCTTACATTCATTCAACATCTTAATAATATCACATAGGACAAGTCCCTCCTCTTGGTAGTTGTCAAAAAATGGGTCATGCATAGTATCTCCGATAGTGTCTAATCGTCTACGCTTAAGCAAGTTCATCCCCCCAGTTTCCATATTCATGGCCTGAGCGCACTGTCTCAAATTGCACAACCTTTCTATAGCCTTCCTGTTGTTCTACCTCTTTCCTTGAATGAGTATAGGTTAGCGCATCTGCAATAAGCACCCAGGCATCAGCCCTGTCAGGAGATGACTTTACAATCTGCTTGATTTCTTCCTTAGATGAAATGTATAGCTTCCCATTATCCTTCTTATACTTCGTGGCATTAAGCTGACGCATCAAGGTGTAATCATCATCACATTGTAGATTACCGGACTTCATCATGATACTAGCCTTGTGATAGACCTCATCACGCTTATTATAATAACCGATTGGGTCATGGGGCTTCTCAGAGGATTTAAACTTGACACACTTAATCTGACGCTCATTCTTGCCTAGTAGTTGCACAACAAGGTCTACAACAGAATTGCCGATGGAATCTGCCTCAAATACCTGGGACTTGTGCTTTGAGATTAGCATGATACTTTCTGCAGCAAGTTGGATATCATTCGACTTAGCTATAATCTTTCTCTCGACTATCTGACCATTATTACTCACATAGAATACAGCCTCGTCTTCCCCCTCACCAGCAGGGTCTAAGACTACCACTATACGGTCTGCAGATAATGTTGGCTGATTATGTACCGCCTTCTTAAGCTCTGCTATCTCAAATAGTATTCCCTCAGCACTCCCCTCATAGTTGATGTCTAGTTCCTGTGCTATCTCTACTGGGTCAGCCCGTCTTAAACATTCTGCCTTATACCAAGCATCATCCTTTTCTGGATGAAGTGTCCAGTGAAGAGACTTTACCTCTAGAACTGGCGGGTCTTTATGGCGAAGTTCAGCGAACTTGTTATCTAGTCCATGAGGAGTTGATACTACTATACGACAGTTTGTAGAGTCAGCTGACGCTCTCCATGCTGCCTCATCTACTTCCCAGAATGCAAACTCGTCTAAGAATATCCCACGATACCGTCCACCACGAGAAAATGATGGATTAGTAGCCTCTCCCATCATCGTACTTTTACTCTTTGGATTGATAATCCTCATATAGTTACAATGAGCCTTTGCATCAAAGCCATGAGGTCTCATCCACTTTGGTTGGTTGCGGATAAGAAAACGCAGTTTCTCAAAGAGCGTGGACATATCACCAGATACATCAATTAGGTTCTCTTTACGAGAGCCACAAAGGAAGTCGTATCCCTCTCCATGAAACTGCCAGAACCAGGTAAATACAAGTAGGACGCACCAGGTAACTCCCATGTCCCTACTCTTATCAATCAATATATCTTTCTGATTCTTGATAGAGTCAACGATATCGAGGATGAGCACATCTTCATATTCATAGGTTATGAATGGGATTGTGCTTGGATTCTTGCGAGGATTATAAGTCGCACAGAATGAGTTTACCCAGAATAGAATATCCTCCTTACACAAATCTGTCACTATCATCTGCATCTTTGGATTATTCTGGAGTTTAAGTATGAGTTTAAGGCGGTAGTTTATATTCTC